CAATATTCAGGAAATAAAACCCTGAAAAAATAGGCATATTTGAGGAAACCAAAAAAAGGCGATTTTAACGAGGTTTAACCGTACGGGACCCTTGCTATACTAGTGAAGGGCAAGGCATCGACCCCGTGTCGTTAATCCTCGAGGCCGTAAAGGGTATTTTTGAAATTGAAAAATCGTTTTGAGCTTTCATAACTCGTTGAGTATCAACGCCTATTTATTACACAATAACAGTAAAAGCTTATGTAACTTTTTAACACCTTATTTAATTACTTAAAAAATAGGGTAAACTGTAATCTGTTGATACTAAACGAGTTATAACTATCTTCATTTATTATCAAATAAGTATAGACATATAATCAATTATGTGCGTATATTGATATAGCACCTAGTACAGCTAGGGGCGGAACTGAGAGAGTTAGTTCCAAGCGGTCGGGCTACCAAGCGGATCCAGTAAAGGGCGGTTCAATAAAAGCCTGAGTGAGTCTAGCAAGCTCAAAAATGAACCTTCAAATCTCAGATATTTACGGCTAGTAATCGCACCGTGAATCTGAAACAAGCGGGTTTTAACCCCGCCTGAATGCAACCATCTCAGCCAATTCAATAGGCGCCACTTCGGTGGGGAGCAGTGAATTGGATAGCTTAATCACTGACCAGCGGTCAGTTTCAGATAGCCTAGATCACGTGCCACCCGAAAGGTGATGGACCGCTTCGCGAGTTCCTATTCAGGCCCGATAGATTGGCAACGATTTATAACACTTAACTTTACTAACTTCGAAACGGGTGCTTGCCCGTCCGTATAGATTGAGCCCTATACGCTGATGAGATAGCTCAAACTTAACTTAACTTACTTAACTTATTAACCATTATGGCTAAATTATTATCACTTATTGAAAACGGATTCATCACTGAAACTGATGTAAAACTTGCTGCTACTAACTACGATTTGGACCCTATTATTAATGCCTTTGATGAGGCGGGCCAATTCGTTGAGATAACTACTCTTGAAAGTGAATTGTTGAATCACTTCGAAACAGTCCGAAACAATTAATCCTTAAATTATTTATTATGAAACAAATTAAAGATTCAGATTTACAAGCTTTAAAACAACGGTGGCAAAAATTAAAAGACCGCCAAGAATTCGAAAAGGGGTCCTCAATGGCCCGTGGAGTCCCGCCCGTATGCACTGTTTACTGGACTGAAAAGGACTGGACTAACTGGTTTGAAAGTAGGAAACCTTTAAAGCCTTTTGATGATTGGCTAAAAGATCAAATCTAATTCGAAACCGCTTAGGCGGTCTATACGAACTGATCACCGTATACTGATGAGATAGATCACTAACTTAACTTACTTAATTATTATGATTAATAGATTCGCTAATACAGCCAAAATCACTATAGCCCAGTTAAAACTAGGCTTTAAACTATGGACCGAAAATTTAAATTTCGTTACCATTGCGGGGCCATCGGGCGATGGTAAGACCGAGATAGCAGCCACTGAACTGCCTGAAGTTTTAGGCATTGAAGATGCCCGCCTCCACACTGAAGGCGGTGATGTTTATCTCCTTAATTATACTGACAAAGGACCGCAAGAGGCAGCGGGTTATGGCAAGGTAAATGATGATGGAATCCACATGGACTTTACTGCTCCACGTGATCTTCCTACAGTCCACCGCGTAAAGAATACGGGCAACGGTGATATCAATCGCCCGATCCTTTTAATACTTGATGAGTTCAGTCTATACGATTCAACGGTTCAGGGTATGATCAGACCCTTGCAAGCTCGTAAAGGTAAACCAATGTTTGGAACTCATGAGCTTGCCCCAAACATCAGGATATTGCTTACTGGTAACCGCATTGAGGACGGTTCACAAAATGCAACGGACCCTGATCAAGCGATCCTGACCCGTGGAAAGTTTTTCATTATTGATAATAACTTTTCAGACTGGATTAAATGGGCCTCATCAAAAAATTGGGCGGTTCAAAATGATATCATTCAATATCTAAAATACGTCCAATCCATGGGCGATACAATACGGACTGAGGACGGTGAAACCCGCCTGAAGATTGATGAGATATTCAAACCTACAGTCCCAATGTCAGGAACTGTAAACCCTACAGCTTGCCCCCGTCAGTGGGAAAACGTTTGCCGAGAGTTCAAATCTATTCAGGATATGAACATCAGTGCCAATCAAAAAGAGGACCTCTTGAGGATGTCTTTAAATGGTGCAGTGGGAATCAATGTGACTGAAGATATCATGAGCTTTATTCAATCCGTAAAGGATGCAATTCCTAAATATCAAGCTGTACGCAATGACCTTAAATCGATGGCTGATTTCAGCGGTATCGATGCGATGGCGGTCCTTACTATTGCTACTCAGCAAGTGATTAAAGAAGCTAAAAAAATTAGTGGAGCTAATGAGCCTGAGCAAATTCGAAAAGATACAGGGCTCAAAGTTAAACGCGGGTCCTTCGATTGGTTCCTTGATAAGTTCATTGACCCCGCAACCAATCAAGAGATGGCGCGATTCGCTGCCGAATCTGCCAATCGCTTTGTAAAATTTGAAGGTAACACTACCAAATATAAATTTTAATCTTAACCTTATTAACTTTATTTAAAAATAAATTAACTAACTATAACTATAAAAATGAAATCATTCGACATTGAAAAAATCGGCAACGGACTTAGCTCCATTGTAAACGTATATGTGAAATTCACATCACCCAATCTAAGCAAGAAAAACAGCAAGCTAATCGCTGAACTTGCTGATAAATATAACACTGATGAGTCCAGTCTATTAGCCTCTGAAAAGTTATTCCTCAGGCCGAATACAATATTCGGAAAGCTTTCATCATGCATCGTAAAATTTAAAACTGCGATGGCTGCTGATGAAAATAACAAGGGCTTAAAACTTCCTACGAATCCGATGACGGGGGCTATTGAAGTACCCGCTGATCAGCTTATGAAAAAGCTAGAAATACGTGACAAGTTCATTGGGCCTGAAGGTGAGTTCACCATCCTGAAGGAACGTCTCCGTGGCATATTCTCAGAGCTAAAAGCTGCCTCTAAATTGAGGCTCGGCAAGCTCGGTGATGAGCATGATTGGGACTCATTCACTGAAGCAAAATTCGTGGATAAGTATACCCTCAAAATGCACTGGGTCCAATCCACCTACGCGCTAAAAACTAGTCGTGATTTAGCTGTTGCTCAAGAGGTTGCTGACATCACGATGGCTAATCAGCATGATGCAATGGTGAATCTTGCCAAAGGGTCCATCAGCAATCTTCTTAGCTCAATGACTGACGAGCTAAAGAAATCCCTATCGCAAGTTCGTGAGGGCGATCGCTTCGGTCAACTTGCATTCGATAGGTTCGGACGTGCATACAATGCCCTGAACTCTAAAGCTAAATCCTTTTTTAATAAAGGCGATATCACCGAGCTTGATGACTTGCTCGATCAGTTCAATGACCTTGGCAAAATCAAGCGCGATAACATTGAGACCAAGGCCCAGCGTAGTAAGACCGCTGACCGTATCGAGTCCGTATTGAGTGAGCATGATGACCTCATGGAGCAGCTCGGACTTTAAACCTGAACCCTGATCACTGCCCCCTAAACTGGGGGCGGTGAAAAAGATTTGACATCAATTAACAATTAACTATAATCCAATCCAAACTTAACTAACTTTACTGACATGGAAATTCTAAATTTAAATCCTAAAACTAGCGACTGCCCTATGGTCAGGGCTCACTATCAAGTTCTGAAAATTGTTTCAGGCGTACTAAAAACTATCGCGGGGACCGTTCAATTTGTTCTCGATGATACTGTAGATCTAGCAGCGACCGACGGTAATTTTATATACGTATCGAACCGTTGTTTCGTGATGGCTAAGGATGGTAAGTTCACCGTCAATGGCGAGCGCGTCAGTGCTATTGCAGCATGGCGGACTATAATTTTACACGAGTACCTCCACATTCTATTGGGTCATTGCACCTACAGAATGAGAGATCTTAATGCGAATCCTACCATCAAGAATATAGCGATGGATCACGCGGTCAATCTGATGGCTCAGGAAATCGGACGCACCGCGAATTGGGAATTACTATCTGAGCTGGGAATCATGGGCGAAGTCTTCCCAATATTTGACGGGCTTTTTTGTGATGCTAAATACACTGATCAGGATGCCGAGACAATCCTTAATGACCTTATTAAAAAAGAAGATAAGGGTACTGACATCAATGAGCCTGAAGGTACTACGGACGGTGATATCAATCCTGATGGTGATCCAACGGACGGTGACGGTGATACTGATACGGGTGCTGATGGCGATGATCCAACGGACGGGGGCGGTGATGGTGACGCTGAGGGTGACGCTGAGGGTGACGCTGATACGGGTGCTGATGGTGATTCGACGGACGGTGACGCTGATGGTGAGGGCGAAGGTTCAAGCGACTCTGGATCTGGGGCGGGTGGTCAGGTCAGTGACAATGTAAGATATCCTGATCTCGAAGAGGGTGAGACCCCTGAAGAGGCCGATGCGAAGGCCCGCAAGAAAATCAAAGAGGCCGTAAGGATTCATGAGATGAGCAAGAAAGCGGGGCTCGAAGAGGCTAAAGACGGACTGACCCGCAAAGTATCTGAAGCATTCACCGCTAAGGCTAAAGTACCGTGGCAAAAAGTCCTCACTAATTGGCTCAAGCGTACTCTCAGCGGTGGATGGGATAAGCCTCAGAACATCCCAGTCTTAGGAGCAACTGATTTATTCAGCGCGGGCCGTGGATCTAAGAAGCTACCTGAGATCGCGTACATCATCGACACTAGCTACTCAATGTCTGATGCTGTAGTGAATGACGGACTCGATCAGCTTGAGAATTTGATGAGGCAGTACAAGCCTAAGAGGACTCACGTTATATGCTGCTCAACTGAGGTCGAGCTCAACAAGTCCAGATCCTACTCATCAAATCAGAGGATCGATAGATCAATCATCACGGGCGGTGGTGGAACTAGATTTGTCCCCGCCTTCGAATATGTAAAACGCTACCATCCGAATGTCGGTGCGGTGGTGTACATCACGGACGGTGAATGCGATCAGCGTAATCAAATACCTCAGCACTTGTTACCTGCCAAGTTGCTATGGGTTGTTTACGGTGGCATGAAACCCGAACGCTTTAAGTTAGGTAAAGTAGTAGAAGCTCCACCAGTGAGCTAGAAATAACAGCCCCCTCTTCAAGGGGAGGGGGCTAAATCTTTTAACAAAAAATAAAATTAGATATGCTTACAATATTTTTCATCTTAATCTGGATCTTATTAACGATCCTCGTCTTGCGCTTCTTTTACGTATCGAACCCACCTCAAAAGGTTAACACCATTTACGTGGGGTTAGATCACAACGAATGGAACGTCATACTTAAATGCGTGGATCAGTGCGTAAAATCTGGGCTTCGGTCTGAGGCAGATGAGGAGGAGCGCATAGCCGTGGGCCGTGAGATCGCGGACCAAGTTTGTAACCATATTGAATCTGAACTTAAATAATTTATGAAAAAAATAATTAACGACTTCATTGATAGGACTCTGTTCATATCTCTTTGCTCATTACTTTTTATCCTTTTCCTGCTGATCGCTGCAATAGCGGGAGGCTACGTAGTGGACGCGAAGACCGCTGTAATGAGGATCAGTGGATTCGAGATGTTCCTTTGTCTCGTGACCCTTCCCGCAATCACCGCATCAATCTGGATGCTTGTCGATAAACTTAACCGAACCATTTAACTAAACTTAATCATGAATAAATCATTATCTAGAAACGGAATGCATTTCAATCCCAACAAAGAACCTTACCCTTTTGCTGAGGGGTTCAAGCCCGTAGGAATAACGGACTCTAAGCTCAAGAAACACCTTCTCGATGACATCTCTATGGCATTTGTCCGTGCTGTTTACCACTCAAAGGGGCATGGGAATGCTAATAGCTACTGTAAAGAATTTAAAAAGGTAACCCCTTCAAGAGTGTATAATTCTTTTTTTCCTAAAAGATTTAAGAACGTACCTGAATTTAGTGACCCGCGCTTGTTTGGAGTGGCTAACTTATTTAGTTATCTTGAGCACGGTTTTGATGATGAGGACGATGGCAAGGCGACGGCAGCATGGAGGGATATTCATATAAACCTATTGGGTTTCAACTACCCCGTTTATTTTCTTGATGAGACTACAGAACAAATGATTATTGATTCTAAGTTGGACCCCACTTTAACCTTAGCAGACATCGAGTTTGCGTTGCCGAGCTTCTTAATTTGTTTACCAAAAAAAGGTTTAGATTCGGTGTCATCTATAAAAGAAAAGGGAGGATCTGATTACATAGCTACCATAGGGGTAGCTAGATCTTTTGAGATGTATAACTCGGTCACTGATGATTACACTTCAAACCCCGAACAACAGTGGGAATACATGGGAGGATGTAACTCTCATAATATGAACAAGATGATAGTCGAAAGCGGGGACGGACCTTGGAGAGAGATAGGTGACGCAATGCTAGAGCACTGGGCTAACATGGATATCAATGATGAGTCTGGAAAAATAAATACATCTGTTTTTAGAGAGCCTGATATATCAAACAAAATGTGGAGGTCAGGTCAGTATAAAATACAGCCCGTACTTAACGTGGGCTGCGTTAGTGGAACTACGCTCAAGCTTCCCGCACGTTTTCGCATGGATGATCCAGTCCCCGTTGCTGAATTGTTAGAACAAAATAGAGCTCTAGCCAAATGGCCCTTAGAGGGACCCGATGAGGAGCAAAGGATTACACCAAACTGGAAAGGTCCTAAGATGGATGAGATGCTTGAGTTCACCCTTAAAATTATGGCTTTCATGGCTGCTAAACCTGAAGAGGTCAGCACTATAGCCGAGCAAACTCAACCCGCTAAAGTTCGTAGAGGTTACACTCTCCGTGAATCTGAATGGAGTCCTAACATCATCGGCAAAAGGTACGGAGCTACTCTTCGTAGGCAAGGGTACACTTCTGATGACGGGGACAAAGATAAGAACAGACCGCACTGGAGGAGAGCTCACCAAAGAAGGCAGAGGTACGGTAAACATTCTGCCAAAGAGAAATTGATATGGGTCGATGCCGTCTTCGTGAACGACCCTGAAAGAGATTAATAGGATTGGGTATTGCGTCGGAGCTCTGATACTCTGGTTATTTTCATACGCCCGTCAGGTAAACGCATAAAAGCCTGACACTAAATTTAACCCTGAACCCTGAACCCTGATTCATTGTAGTGCCAAGTAATCACATATCAAACGAACCTTATCACGAATGGCTACGTGATAAGATCAAACGCGAAACCTTAGCCGAACAAATAAAAGAACTGAATATGAAATCTCAAGTAGATGTAGTAGAAGAAGTCTCTCAGTTGAGAGAAGCACGTAACGAGTTAGCAGCAATGTTAGCTCACGTATTGGGGTCCAAAGAAAACTTGAAGAAGTTTTTGGAGGACTGGAATAAAAAGAAATTGACTAATCAATAATACATTATATATTAATTATAACTTAACCCTAAATTTATTTATTAAAAAAATAATTATGACACCCTTAACTAAAGCAGTACATCGGGTGGTAGTGATCGAAGATCAAGAGTATATAGCTTCTCTCGTCCCTGCCACGGAAAATCAACCCGCAGCCTTCACACTTCGCAAGAAGAAACATAGATCCCTATCCTCTTGGATCGCTATGGATGATTCACTTGTGGATCATGCCGAAGATGAAGAAGCTGAAGCTGAATACGAACCCATAACCCAAGCGGAGAAATCCGCGCAACACGTAGCTAAACAAGTAGGCATTCAAATGGCTCTTGGCACTGCTAGAGAGAATGATACAATCCATCCGAAGGACTTGGAGATGTGGGCGAAATACTCGTACCCAAAATTCTTGGATGCGTGGGCTCGCTATAAAACAGCGTTAGCTTTTCACAAAGATCCTGAGCTTGTCAAGATTGTTTGGGGGAAGGATAACGAGATCGTAGTCTATTGTCCTGAGTTTGCATAAGATGAGGATCATTAGACAAGTGTTTCCGCAAGGACATCCGATCATTGTGGATGCACAACTGGATGATGACAACGGGGTCGTTCAAGACTCCGTTGTTATTTATCCAATACTCCCTGACGGAATAATAGGGCAGCCCATCTTCAATAAAGAGGACCCTGCTACATCCGTACTAGACGAAATCATTAACGACCTACTAAAAGAAAATTAAATGCAGTTAACTTACAAAGTATCACCGCAAGCTATCGCAAAAGCGATTAGCAAAGTATCTGGTTTCTCAGTTTACGAACTGAAGAACGAAGGACATTCACATACACTCGCTCAGTGGAGACACTTGGGAATGTACTTGGCCCGTGAATCGGGAATGACGTACGTTGAAGCGGGTGAAGTATTCAATCGCCACTTCTCAACAGCACTGACATCACATAGGAAAGTCAAGAAATCCTTGGACGATCCTCAGATAGCAGATGCTTTAGGACAAATTAAAAACTTTTTGAATAAAGAAAATAAAGAAGATGGAAATCAAGAGATTTTATAAGACAGACAGAGGCCCATACAGCAGCATCTTTTTAATGCACACTGTAGATGCAATGCCTCAGTACAAAGTATATGCAGTGTCTCCTGAGAACCCTACCGAAGTTATCTACGAAGGTAAGAACAGGAAAGAAGCAAACGATAGCTTTGAGAAACTAGTTTCGAAGTACACTTTACAAGCTCACTAAACTTGACGGATATATTTTGCTTGGTATACTTAACTTACTTGGCGTAGTCAATGTCCCAACCCATTGGTTAAGTTAGGTTAAGTTAAGGTCCCCCTCCTTCTATATCACGTAGAGGGAGGGGGTTTTTTTGTGTTTACGGATCTACCGATAAGAACCTTGGGTACTTATTCAACTCAGCTTGGAAGTCTCGGAGTCTTTGGATATGGGTTTCTCCTTTTCTAGCCATACTTTCAATGAAGGGCATAGGCAATGACGGTCTATCCATGAGTCCTTTGGCGAGTAGCAACTGGACGCGTCTCTTACTCATCCCCCTTCGAAGACTGATGTTATAGATCTCCTCTCTAGGTAAGCCTTGCCTTTCAAAAGATCTGTACAACTGAATGAGGTGAGCGTTGACTCTTCGTCTTCCCTCTATTTCTTTTTTTGCTAAAGAAATTATATCCGCTTTGGTCATTACTCTGTCGGTTAACATTTTATATTTGTTTGAGTTGATCCTATCGAACTCACCTTTCCTCTTCTCTACAAACTCTGATAACCTAACATCAAACTCAATCGGATAAGTCGTTGCGGGTTTAAACTGCCCGATGATATTTGATATAATTTCAGGAGCCTTAGTGATGTCAAACCCATCTTTGAATATCGCTCTGTCCTCTAACAGTTTGGTAAGAGTTGGAGGAGTGTAAGCTTCATCCAATACATACTTAATAGACTTCGTGAATTTGTCATGGAGCAGATCATTCTCTTCGTAGATAGGCTCTTGTTTCTTTGGGTCGAAGTTTGTTGTACTGTTTAAGAAAGCCCTCATGAATATTTGCTGATCAAGAAATTCACCTAGCGTACCTTTCACTAAACTCTCTACCGTCTTGGAAGTATTGCCGTGAACGAGATGCTCCATCGCCCTTAGTGAAGGGTCAGTTAACATCGAGTATGGGTTAATGAAAGTTAAAGAGAAGTTTCTTCTCTCCTTAGTAACAGGATTTGTATAGTACACGAGTGATTGATTCTGCATATACGGTGGCAACGTATCACGAAGAGCCTCGTCATCATCGTAGAATACACCTTGTAGAAGTCTTGTAGTAATAGGAAGTATGACTGAAGATACTCCAGTAACAAACCCGATACCTGCTAGTCTTCTTCGTCCACGTTTTCTAATAACAGGGTTACTGTCCTTAGATTCCTTCATGGCTAAGTTCCACGTATTGAAATATGTTCTGATAACCTCACCTTTGAATCGAAGGAACGGTGCGAACATAACTCCGAATGTATGTCCCTGAAGTCCAGTGATAACAGGAGGAGCTTGAGAATATGTTTGAGAAGTCATGACAACTTTCTCGGCTGCTAATCTCTTTAGTTGATAATCAGTTTTGGTCGCATAAAGATCTTGCTTGCCATCCTTTCTCGATGCTTCTCTCGCATCGATAAGGTATTTAAGTTCATGCTCAAACAAGGCTATCTTGTAGAACGCATCAACAATAGCCGAAAGTTCTTTAGCCTTACCCCATGTTTTCTCATTAGCTTTCTGAGCTAACTCTTTTCCTTTACGAGAAATGCTCTTGCCCTCTTCGTTCTCTAGCCTTAAAAGATTTTTTTCAAAATCATTTAAGACTGTTTCTGGAGAGGTCTGCCCACTGAGGAGCTCTTCAATTAGCTTGGGCCTAATCTCATTACCGATAACATCGAGAGCTATCAGTTCTGTATAATAATCGTTTGCAGTTTCTTGACGTATTCCCCTTCGGTCTAATTCAGTGATTAAACTGTCTGTCATCTTCCCGAATCTAACGAAGCCATTCGCGGGACCGAAGTAGAAAGCGTTTGATATTACGTTTCTTACATAGAAACCAATGTTACCTAAAGTCTTAGCTCCTAGAGATAAGCCTGTTATTCTAGCCATTAACTTAAAAGAACCACTCGCTATCTTTTCTGCATCGTTCGCTGACTCTTGATTAGGCGGATTTAATACGCTCATTAAACCATCAACCATTTCAGCGGGAGCAAAGAGTTGTACGTTCTTTGGTTCACCATCTACCTCGACCTCGAAGTTTCTAAATGGGTCATAAGCTTCTGCTCCTCCTGCTTTAATTTGTTTATACCTGCTTCCACCATACTCATCTATGTTTTCTAATCTCTTTTTCTTGAGCTCATCCTTTGTAAGTATCCACTCGTTTCCTTTCCTGCGTCCGATCTCTAATAAGTTTTTCATGAACGCTTGGTTCGATGCCATCATACCAACGCTGAGGTAAGTCCTTAAAAGATTCTTGAACCCTGCACCCTCGTCAGTTTCCTCTCCGAGCAGAGCCCTGATTGATTCATCAATATCTCTTTTCTTTTTCAACTGATTTATCAGAGGACTAGCAAAGGATTCAACAGCTTCAGGTCCTGCTATCAAGTTACTTGATTCCTTATCTTTATAACTATGAAGGAAAGAAAGCATCATTGATCTACCTAAGTCTTTGTTCTCAGTAAGTTCTTTCTCAGCTAGTGCGGTAGCTTCGGACTCCTCTTTACCATCTTTTATAAAGGCTTTAATCCGTGCTTGTTTGTAGGTATCTGCAAAGTACTTAGCAGCATTGTCTCTCACGGTGCTGAACTTAGGATCTTTGGTAACTTTATCCAACCACCCTGCGTCATTGAACATCTTATATGATCGGGTTATGTATATCCCTAAGTTACTATCTATCGTAGCACTTAGATCTACGTCCACATTGTAGAGTTCTTTAAGTTTGATCGAAAGAGAATCGACGGTATCACGTAATGCTTTAAGTTCATTAACGAATTCAGGGGATACCTTTTCAAGTTGAGTTAGTGCAGCGTCCTTTTTCTTTCTAATGATTTCTCTTTGAACGTCTTGCTGTTTGCGGATGTCGTTCTTGTATTTGTTTGTAGCATCCTCAAGAAGTGTTTTCTTTTCCTCTTCAGTTATCTCTTTACGTTTAGCCTTCTCGTTTATGTCTGCTTTTCTGGACTTGTGTTGGAGATTAATTGCATCTCTCACATCATCAGGTATCGACACAACTTTCGAAGAACCTGTAGCTTCAGATATCAACTCGTATGGGATACTAAATCCTTTATCAATAAAGTCTTTATCAAGTATCTTCCTTAACTTCGTTGCTCTTAGGTTAACATCATTCTGGACAGCGCGGTTGAATGCTTCTCGTTGTTCGAACATACGTCTGACTCGTATATCAAGAGCTCCAGTCATGGCGACTTTAAATTTACGCCACCAAGAATTCTTGCGTTTCTCTGAATCATATACACCGTCCTCGTAAACAGGAGCTTCTAACATTTTCTCTAGCCTATCGACCGTCACTTCCTCCGTAGAGTAGGTGTATCCTGATATCTTTTTATCAGTAGCACCGAGCTCAGAGTACAAGAACGAATCCATTGTTGGATCAAACCTATCAGTCAAAGGAATTATATTACCCTCCTCATCGTAAGTTACAGGATCGGATAACTTTATTTGTTCGGGTGTGAGTACGACTGTTATGGTAGCATCTTCCCCACTGTTTGTTACAAAATCAGCAGTCAAAGCATCTATACCAGTAACTTCTTTGAGAGCTTGGTGATAATGTTTAGCGTATATACCACTACCGTTCATGGCTCCAAGCTGTTCGGCTATTGTTTCATTTTGAACAGGATCAGAAAGCATTTCAACAGCGTCTTCCATGCCCCCAAAGTTGGCTTCAAAAGTATCATTGATACTGGATTCAGGATTTTCTTTTAACATATCTTGAAACTCCAACTCCTTTGTTCTTTCAAGCACGGGTTTTAGTTCCTCTGCCGAAAGAGGGGCGGAGTCATGAGGACGTGGGTTGTTTACTTTCAGATACGCAGAAAGAATTCTTCCTTTAAACTTACCTATGCGAGTATATCCCTCCGCAACTGTCCGTGATTTTGTGAAATAAAAACCTGTTCCATATTGAAAACCTGTACCGAATCCTATCTTACTGTAAGAGAATGCATCGAAATCAGCGGGGGTTCCGTGGAACAGAGGACCAACAGTGTACCCTGTAGCTTCCGCTGCTCGCTTCACGGACTGCTGAAGTACTTCTTTATTTCCTTCAGGATCTTGAGCCAACTCCATGTACCTATCGTTGGTAGCACCGAGTTCAGATTTTAACAGGTCTTCTTTGACAGGCTCAGTCGCAATTAACAAATTACTTTTCTTAATTACTTTACCAAAAAACTCTTTAATCTCAGGGACATAGTCGGCTGCTTTCTTATGGTTCTGCCACCCTTTAGTAGTGGTTTTCCCAACGCCATCCCTGTTACCTTCATGAATTAAAAAGTAAGCTTTGCCCTCTGGTTTTATAGCATTAGCTGCTTGCCTGATTACAAGCCCCCTGCTGTCTTCCTCCTGTATAACATTCAATACGTTATTAACAGTAGCCGTGTCTGATTGACCGTCTCTTATCTCTTCAACTACTCTCTTATTGTGTACTTCCCCTCTGTTAAATGGATCATATATAAAGTTAGCAACTCCTAAAGTAGCTAGTTTTTCTGTACCATTATCAAAACTTCCTCCTCCTATATCCGCATTCTTAGTTCCCTCTCCCCATTCAATTATTCCTTTATCTGTTAAAGAGCCAAAAGTAGCGGGTAGTTTATCTCTATTAATTGAGGTATCAGCACTAGATATTTGCTGATCTTCTGGGTAAGTCCATATATTTTCAGTAGCACCAAGGCCACTATGTAAAAGTCTTGGACCCGTATCAAACCTGTTACTTAACGGAATGATATCTCCAAAGTCATCGCGCGTTACCTCCGCAGATTTAATTTGTTCAGGTGAAAATACTACCCAAACATCAGAAGCTTCATAATGGATAGCGTCGTAACCACTTATCTTTGAAACCAACTTAGTTGCTGCTGCTCTTCGATTTGTTTGATCTGGAGATATACGGATAACGTCTGCACCTTGCCTCGCGAATGTCTCGCTATAAGTCGTATCAAAATCTTCAGCCGACTTAATAAGGTCCTCTTCAATCTTACGGAAATTAGAATTTTCAGGATAAGTTTTAACAAGTTCTCTTACTTGTTGATCAAACTTTAAGCCATCTACTAAGTAAACTATAGGTTGCTTTTCGGTAGCATAACCCGTTTCATATAAAAACTGATCGATTTCTATTTGCGATAAGTTGTACTCACGCGATAAACCTTCAGCAAATTCTTTAAAAAACTCTTGTTTGTCTTGGATTGCCGCATCAGTTCCGCTACTGTAATCTTCTATGAGTCTGTAAGATCCTTCAGTATGGCTTACTCTTGTTCTAAAAACTTTGTCCGCTTTTAGAAATGTTTGATAAACTCTACCAACATCTCCCTGCGCGTAGTTAGCTGCTACATCATAGTTGCCTGTAAAATAAAACCCATGACCACCGACACTTCTCATTATAAAATTACTGTCGAAAGTTTTTAAGTCTTTGTTAGTAGATCCGTGGAAAACAATAACAGGTGCTCCCTCTACTACATGACCCTTCTGTCGGGCTTCAGTTTCCAATAGCTGTGTTAGTGAAAGGTCGCGCCCTTTAGAAGGATCGGCTGCATCCATGTACGCTTGTCCTCTGACAGCTTTTATCTTGTCTCGATAAGTTCCCTCTCTTTGCATCTTTAGATGCTCTTTAGAATTTACTACAACAGAGTTAGTTGGGTTGGGGTAGGCGACTGAGTCTCTTGGGTTGCCTGTTAGGTTACCTAGAGTGACATGATAAATTCTGTTCTCATCAGGAGAAGGCCCGCCTATTATATTCTTTTCTACAAAATTATTTAAGACTTCTTGTTCAACAACTCTACGTACCAATGACTGTCTAAGCGTACCGTCAGGTTGTATTTGAGTAGATATTTCAGGAGCGTGAAACGTGAGGTTAGGTAACACTGCTAAAGGGCTCTGTCCAGTAAGACGGAAAGCCTCTCCTAGGATATCAGTTTCTGCTACCTCGTCAGTAAACTCTTTACTTATCAAAGTAATATGTATGTCTTCTTCTTTTAGAGGAATGAAATTACTTTTTCCAAACTTAAAGTTTTGTTGTTCCTGTTGAACGAGTTCCGAAAGTTTTTCTGACTTCAACATATAGATGCCAGTCTTAACAACCCTGCCCTTTATAAGGTCCTCGTTGTTGTTAAGGGCTTCAATATCAAAAGGACCTAAATCAGATAGCCTTAGTTCCTGCCCTCCTCTATCAATCTTGCGATTGTTGCCCATCATATCAGAGAACTCTTGAGCAAGAGGAATCAATTCCTCTATGGGAAGATCTACTACATTGGCATTTGCCATACCCTCTGGATCGATCAACATCATTTGACCGTATCGATGATTGCCATCAAGAATAAATCCGTCAGAGCTCATCACTGAAAAAGGTTTATCGCTTAGACCACCGACAGAGTCTTGCATATTGAAGTGATTTTGCATAGCAAACCAAACTGTTTTAGGAAAAAACAATTCAGTCTGATAGGGTTTCATAGTAGCTACACGAACAGCCTTTTTCCTCACGCTTACTGGTCGCTCTAACTTTTCACTCAAGAATCTACCAAACTCTTCTACTTGTTGAGGTTGAACGATTGGCATTTCTTCTCTCGATACCTCTCCTATCTGATCCCTAGTCTCTGATAGAATAGCTTTAAGATTATTATAGTTCGATTCGAATTCTGGTATCTCATCAAGGAATGATCGAGCAACTCCCATCTCATCAAATTTACCCTGAGCCCTGATCGCTGCATCCTTAGCCGATGTATCAAGAATCCTGTCTGTCTCTGGTCCTGCCTCTATCGGCTTTCCAGTTATCCCCAAACTTGTAAACAGTACCTCTGTTCTCATTGGGTCGAAGCGGAGATCAAGAGGAACGACTTGTGTTTCATAGCGAAGACCTCCATCTTCTCTATCTTCTACAGCATTCAAAGACTGCTTAAAAGTAACTGTCTCAGCAGACTTTATATTATAAGGTTCAAATATAGCAAGGCTTCTACCATACTTACCCGATGTATCCTCTCTTTCGTAGTGTCCATCATACCCTAATCTTTTAAGAGCGTTACGTACTGAAAGATTTATCTTACGAGGATCGTCATCGTAAGCTAAATTAGTAACTTCGTAATTAGAGAAGAACGAATACTGTCCCTGTTTCAGCTTCTCTCTAAACATGCTCTCATCAAACTCTCCCTCAGATAGATTTTTAAATTCATCTTCTTGCTTTAGCTTTGAGATGAGTTCATCGACCTGAGCAGAATCTTCATGATCGAATAATTTAAGATCCTTCTTAATATACCAACGATGTAAGATTATATCTGAAAGAGACTCTTGTTGAGCTATGGCTGAGATGCGTTGTGCATCTTTAGGAGTCTCTGAAACAAAAGCAGACACGGTCCCGAACCTAGTCTGAGGAGTATCTATATTATAATTGGCACTTCCGTGATAGTACACGGTACTAGTATCATAGCCCTTAGACTCTGCTGCCTTTTTTACTAAAGCATTTAAGTCAGCTACAGACTTTTTATTATCAGCCACCCAAGCGTCCAGTATTTGGACTTTAGCTCTTGTGTTATCTTCTTCATTTAAAATACTAACATCTAATACTTTCTCTACCTCCTTAGAGTTCAATAAATCCTCAAGATTACTGTTACCTGAGTCACCTGTTAAGATAAGCTTACGGAATTGTTTAGTATCAGCAGCTAATTCTGATTGAAGTATATCAGGGTCTTCGAGTTCGGGTGTGTCTTCAGGGAACACCTCACCTAAAGTTGTGTTTTGTAGCCCTGTTATATAATCATCAGGACTATTTGGATCAAACACAAGATTCCCCGCAGTGAATCGATCCCTCCCCATTAAAACATTTATTTCCTCAACCAAATTAGATATTGCCATATCCATTTCAGGCGTGGTAAGTCCCTTCTTCTTTAGTTTGAGTAAGCGTGAGACCATTCTTCTTAAATACTCAAGTGCTATCTGAAGTTTAGTAGGGTCTCCTGTCCAAAATTCATAGTTCGCCTCTGAAGTAGTCCCCGTCATTCTATCCTGAGCATACATACGGAGCTTTTCCTCTATAAGAATCTCTTTAGTTTGCTGAACAATAGTCTCTTCTTCGGATTGTAAGGCTGCTTTATATTGTGCGTTCTGTGCGGGGTTATCTATAAGGTACTCATCAACAATAGTTTCAAACTCTGCATCAGTAGTTTCATTAATTAACTTGTTTAATTGTTTTTTAGATATAGACCTGTACGAAGCAACGTGAGCTACCTCTTCTCCCATAATAGAATTAAGTATTCGACGAATTACAGATTCTGATTTGCCTTCCTTAATTAAATTAGATGCTGCATTCTGGTTAAGAAATACATCACCCGTCCTAGCACGAGCCGAAGCAAGACCCTCTCCCTGCTTGTCTATAATGGTCAATGCAAGTCCATTACGCCTAACAAACGTCCCCATGCGATTTATCAATCGCGTTAAAATATTTGATTCATCTACTGTCAGAGTATCATCTGATTCTACTTTTGAGGTATCCGTTTCATCTTGTCCCGCTTCTTGATTATCAAGTCTCCTCTTATTTGTAGGACTAATCTCAGTTCTAAGTACATCAGGTTCACCTGTAGCTCTTGGAGACCATACCTCTTCGACACCTTGCTCAACAGAACCAACACTTTTGGCTATCTTCTGCAACTTGCGGAGGTCATCGATTGTACGACTTGTTATATCCGAAACACTTTCTGTTGCGGTAGGCACATCAGGAGTTGCTTGTTCTCCGAAAGCATAGTGAGTTGTAGTATGTGCTTCGGCAGAACTCTTTCTTATCGCATTGATAACAGCGATTGTTTTTGGAGTGCTGAATGACTGTCCTAAAGTTGCTTCAACTCTTGCTCGTACGTCTTCAAGTAAAGCTAAGTCTTTAGTTATGTCTCCTTCTTTGCTAACCGAATCAGTAGTACCACTAATAAGTCTAAGCAGAGTATGTAAAGGGCGACTATCTTTGCCCCTTAAAGATTTTTTATATAAAGCTAAGAAGGCTTTACCGTGTTCACTGCTTGGGTTCAATGACCTAAGCGTAGCTCCCTGATCAATTAGTAAACCTAAGACTTCATTACCTGACATGACACCAGTCCGCCAGTCAGGTCTTCCGTCTACGTCATCTAAAGCAGTTGTTAAATCGAGATAAGCATTGACTGAATCCCTTAAAGACTGATCTTCTTCAAGAACAGAAGCAGCATCAAGAACCAAATCGTTCATGAAGTTGACCGTAGAAGGATCGAAAGTTGCTGCTACTGAAGGATCTACCAATCGTACGTACCTACGTGTTTGTGTATCTTTAGGATAGAATTTTCCTTCAGCGTCCTTGTAGTTTGTTTGGAAAGAATTAAATCTATTGAATACTCGAAGACCTACTTCACGGAAACTAATAGAATCTTTTTGAAGCAAAGGATCATTAAGTACATAGTCTGAAAGGAATTCTAATATTACTTTGTCTGACTTAGTTTCTGATGTAGCTAAGTTTATCTTCAAAACAGAAGCTGCTTTCTCAATAGCATCAGGATCAGATGAAGCTAACCTACTCTTAAAAACATCGATACCTCTTTTAGTTGGTGTAGCTACACCAGTATCCTCATTAATTTCAACAGCTCCCTCTGTTTCACGTAAGGTTGTGTTCAACTCGTGCAGAACCGTAACTATATTAAACTCTTGCTCAAGAGCTATAACAGCTTGATCTGAGAAGTCAGACTCAAGTACATCTTGAGCTTTAGGTGATTTAAGAAGGTTTAAAGCTTCAACTTTACCTTCAGGGTTTTCGCGAACAGCTTTGAAAAAATCTGTGATCTGTTGACGTACTTCACTTATAGGCTGCTCTTTGGATTGAGCTGTTCCTTTTTTCCTGAAGTTAGATCTTAGTTCGGTTCCCTCTCCTAGTGGTCTAGTCCCTACAACAACTCCTCTTTCATTATTTGAAAAAAGATTTAGTACTTCAGTATTGCTAGATAAGTTATCCGCAACTGAAGGGAATACTTCGTTGATTGAGTTTTTGTTTACTCGTTTGTTGCCTGAGAAACCTCCATCAATTAGAACTCCCTCAATCAAATCACTGCCTTCTTTATAAATGAAAGCAGGGTTTAAATCCGCTTTTGATATAGGGGCTTTGATGGAATAACCCATCAATAAAAGCTTTGCTGCCTTAACAGGATCATTCTCAAACAGTGCGTTGCCATCACTATCTAAGTAGCCAATGACTTTACCATTATCCTTTACAGGGTTCTTAACATCTTGAGGTAAAAAGCTAGAGCGTTTAGGATAACGAAGTTCTATTAACTCATTTAAAAGCTGAGATTTATTTTCATAATATCCTTTAGGGAACATTGACCTATCAGGCATACCATGAATAGCGCGGTCTTGAGTAAGATCAACGGGGACCCCTTTACGTATTAAGTCTTCAAAAGCTTTTACCTCAGTAGCTGTAAGGTGGTCATCAATAAATTCTTCTTTAGTAATAGGTATATCAGCAGTAGGAAATACGTACTCCTGCCCTTTGATAATGCTAGTGCTTTCGTTTAGACGAGAGATAAGTTGCTGTAACTTTCTTTCTTCAGGGTGTATTTTTTTGGTTTTAACTTTTTGTTTTGTTGCTTCGTTAGCAACTCCTGAACTTGGTTTGTCTAAAGTATCAGCCCGATCTTCAAGCTGTTCGGTCAAAGCTTCGGAAACAGTTTCAGGGGAAATGTTTTCATCTAGTAAATTAACAAAATCTTCTGTAGAAAATTCTGTTTGTACGGGATCGCCTTCTTGTAAAATTTCTGTTTCCCCAAGAAGATTTGTTGTAGTGACAGGTCGAGAGGTTAAATCTAAATCTATCTCCAACTGTTCTTCTTCTACTCTCCTGTTAGGATCTGTGCCTTCAACAGAGGTATCAAATCGGAACTGAAATTGTTCTGGACTTAAACCAGTAGTGAAATCAAACTCAGTCTGATCTTTTGGTGACGCTCCTTCTTCTTCGTCTTCTGTAGTCTCAACTAATTCATCTTCTTGTTCGGCTTGTGGAGCGGGCGCAGGTTCGGGAGCTTCTGGAGTTTCTTCTGGTCTTCTTCTCCTTCTTTCTCCCACCTCTCTTTTTGGGGCTGTTAATAACCGTCGAGTCTCTTGTATTTCAAACTCGTCTGCTGTAGCGGGAGCTCCTTCCGCTTTAAGTCTTTCTATAATTTCATCTGCAACCTGAGCCCTGTACCTTGCTTCATCGCCAGTGGGTCCTCCAAGTTTATTATATAACCCTCTTGCTCCTGTAGCACCTCCACCAAATATTCCACCTAATAGCATAGAGTGTCCTACACCCGCAGCTATTTCTTTTAGCGGAGTGTCTTCATTAAGAGCAGCGTCCCTCACAAAAGTCTGTGCGAGTTCATCAATACCTTCTTCAATAGCCTCACTTAAAGTACCTTCAATGATAGGAGAGTTGCCTAAAGCTCTTCTCATTTTCTTTTTTAAGAATTTCTCAGCAACTTCGTTGGATACATTATCCCCTAATTTTACGCCAAGTTGCCTGTCCATTACCCCTTTCATCTGCCTGAAAGTCATTCCATCGAGGAATGCTTCTTCCAAACCACCGCGACCTAACTTCATAAAAGCAGTCGTGATCAATCCTGTAATAGTTCCCGCCAACAAAGAAGATCCAATCGCTGCGTCATACTTCTCATCATGAGACATATCTTCAGGCATTGAATTATATATGGTGGTAAACATTCCACCTGCACTTCTATTAGCTGATGTTACAAACAGAGAGCCAAAGGTTTTGGAACTCATGAGAAGCTTGTTATCAAGCATCTGGTTGTAGACGTTTATTGCTTCGATAGCATTTTTCTCGCTCGTGCTTCTGATAAGTTTTTCTTTTAAATTCTTCTCGGCTAGTTCCCTTACTGCAACTTCTCTAGGGTCCAATACCCTTGAATATCCAAGACCTGCATCAACAGTCTTTTCTAAAAAATCTTTTTTGCTGGTTGTTCTTAACACTCCTCCAAGCATCCCTTTAGCAAATCCTTTGGCCGTAAGAGTAGTACCTGTCTTGAGTCCAATGTAAGCTGCACCACCCGCACCCATTGTAGCCATACTTAGAGCAGCCGTTGCTCCTATATCTACAAGCACTGGGGCAACCATAGTCATAACATCCATACCTAAGCCGTATTCCTGATTGAATAACTTAGCGACTTCTCTACGCCTTGATTCCTCTTGAGCAGCTTCTCCTAATCTTCTAGCAGCATCTTCGCTTTTAAATAAAAGAGCAGCAGGGATGTTATATAAAGAAGTAAAAGAGTCGCCTATAGAAGCCAGTATAGAAGTAGACTGATTTTTTAAAGCATCGTAATTATCTTGATTAGATAAAAATTTATCGAGAGTCTCTACAGGATCTTCTCCTGCTTGGGCTCCCTGAGCAGACGCAGCTATCCACTGTTCAGAAGTAGCTTTAGTTTCTTTTAGTATGCTATTAACAGACTCATACCTTTGCCTCTTATAAAAATCTCTTTGGTTTCGTAACGAATCTTTTTGCTTATCAGTTAGCCTTGTATCTTTTTCCAGAGCCTCTTCAAAACGAGTAGGCTGTAACATAAGTTGTGGGTGCGCTACTGCTGTCGTACCATACACACGAATATTTTTAGTCAGGTCTGCGTCTTCAGAAAAGTATTCAAACTCTCCAGAAAGGTTAGCTCTAAGAGCAGCTTGTTCTTCTATAACAGACTTAATCTCTTCATCAGAAAATCTTTTAGAAGCAAGATTTAAATTAACATCTTTGTCTTTAGAGTATTGCTCGGCTAATTGTTCACGTAGTAATTTGTTAAAAAAGTTCCTATCTTTTTTAACAAACATTCCACCGTGTAGTTCTTCTTTAGCGGATCTACCCTGATCTTCTCTAATAAGTAAATCAGATAAAGCATCAAAGTTTTCTCTAGCTTGATCATTACCAACCTCATCCGAAATTAAATTCTGTACTTCATTCAATAATCGGCTTTTCCTCTGATCTTTAAATTTGTTAGCTCCGATATCACTTCCTTGCTGTAATCCTGACTGAACGAGAATAGCATCTTCATAAGAAACAGCTCCATCGCGAACAGCATTTTCAAAAGCTGAAACAGGATTCATTACTGAAGTCCCTCCAATAATTTGTCTGCTTCCATCAAGATTACTTAAAGAAGCAAAAGGAAGTTCTCCTACATCAACAAGAAATGACTTAGCATCATTTAAAGTTTTGTTAAGAACCTCTTCACTCTCACCGTTTTCTTTGCCCTGCTTCCAAACACTCGCGACGTTTTCTCCAAAAGCTCTAGTAACAAGATTAGTCTGCTTGTCTAAAGATACAGGATTAGGTTTAAATATCTCAGAGTTCGGGGTCTCTTCATCAATAAATCCTTCTTCTAGTAAGTGTCTTTTTAAAGAGGCATTGATATTACCTTCAACAGCTTCACTTAAAGTACCTTGATCGAACCAATGCATACGATGGTAGTTCGCATAGCTCCTCCACTTTTGTTCACGATCTGGTATTCCTGATCCAATTTGAGCGTCCCATGTATCAAAGTCTAAAGGAGGCGTAACATTATCGGCCTCCTGTGGGTTTTGTAATAGCGTTGCAAGGGGTCCTAAACCCTTAGAAGAAGGCGATATTTCTGACATAGCAGTAAATAAGGTTATGTTGTGTTATTAGATTTTAAAAAATAGATCTTTGTTCTGTTTTAGCTTGTGCGGTCCCTAAAGGAGAAGCTCCTTGATTGGATAAAAATTGTCGTGTTTGCATAACCACCATATCGTTTAGTTCTTGAGCTAATGTGTCAAGATCTCCAGTTTCAAGTATTCTTCGTAACTCTACTGTTCCTTTATCTTTTGAGGTTAGTTGTGCTGTACTAGAAAGGCCAAGACTGTTAAGTATAATATTTCTGATGTATTTCTTTTTAAACTCATCAGTATTTCCCTTTGCGCCTTTTGCTTGCTCTGGGTCTATACCCAATGCGCCTAATAAAATTAAATCTTCCGTCGTCAGTTCGTCCTGTCCTGTTACCCATTTTGTAGCAGTGTTAGCGTGTTTTTCTAAAAAGCCTAACATGGCTTCCTGAGACTTTTGCCCTCTAACTGTCTGCCTTTGTTTAGATAAACCTCTAGCAAGTGCGCTATAGCTATCTATTTCATTTTGTGATAAACCTGATATGCCTTGTATCCCTGCTTCATCTCCTATCTCGGCAAGCTTTAATGCTATAGATCGCGGAGCTGTTCGACTTGCTCCTGTAGCAGAGGTGGTCTTATCAAATAAACCAATCAAGTTAGCAGTTGCAGGATTGTTAAGAGCTGTAGGATTATCAGTAAGTATATCTAACATCCCTTTAGTTCTTTGTTCCTGAGATACTCCAGTTTCAAGTAAAGGCTTTAAGCGTTGAGCAACAATAGGAGCAAGGTTAGCGGCTTTACGTTCTTCACGCATCTTACGTTGAGCATCTACAACACCCAAGAAAGCTGCTTGCCCTTTGTCAAACGCCTCAAACTGTGGTTCAAATCTTCTTCTAAACCCTTCTTGCTCTGAAGGAGTCATACCTGAATTAGCAAGATCACTAAAGAACTGCCCACGCATAGGGGCTATGTCTCTTTGATAATCAAAGTCGGGTTGAGATGCAAGCTTTTGAGATTCAGCAATCAAGTTAGACGCTTCATTCTCCATGATGCGATGCTCTGGTCTGTATATAGTAGGCTCATTAAGACGAGCCTGTTCAGCAGCCATAGCCATTTGACCAGCCTGACTTGTATATCCTTTTCTTCTTAACCGACGAGACGCACGTTTAAGTTTATTGGAAACACGATCACGAGAAAATCGAGCCATTATCTATTTCTATTTCTTCTTTTATCTAATTCACGTTGCTCCTCAATCATTGAATTGAAAGATGGAGGTTCTTTAGGAGCTTCATAAGTTCTTCGTCCCTTTGGAATATCTCCCGATAAAGCGCGGGGCATAACTCCTGTATCTTTAAAAAATTGTTGCTCTCCTTTTTGTGCAGTAGCTACGTCTCTCATTCTGGACTTAGCCCTATTCAAAACAGTAGCTTTGTTCTGTTGCTGTTCTCTAGCCATTCTATCACGAACGACTAAATTCCTAGCAGCTACTTGTTCATCAGTTCTTTGTTTAAAAGGAGTTGGTTTCCTCATTTCTCTAGCAGCAGTAAGAATACTACTGGAACCTAATTGATAAGTATCTCCTTTCAAAATGTCACGGGCTCTATCTAAAGCAGACTTTCTAGAATCGGATCTTGAAGTTGCAGGACGTGCCTCCATCGATCCTACCATTAAAGGTCTTGTAGAAACCATTTGACCTTTATCATCAAACGCAAGTTTAGGAGCAGTGCTAACCACATTACCCGATGAGTCTAAAGCAGTACTAGTTCCAGCGGGAGTTGAGCTTCTTCCCATCGAGCCAGAACCTGTTCCTGCTGTTCCTTGTTGGCCTGTAGTTTCAGGGGGAGCAGAAGCCATAGATTGATTTGGCATTCTTCCACTCAAAATAGAAGCTCTAGATAAAGCATCTTTTGGGGTATTTGTTATAGGTCTTGCTCCCTCTTTACGGAGAAACGAAAAATCATAATCTTCTCCAAAAATAGATTTTAATTGATTGTCTTCAGAAGAACTAAGAGAAGGTTTAGTTATTATAGTACCTAATTCTTCTACTAAACGAGCTTTTTCTGCTTCTATTTCTCTTGCTCTTGGGGGATAGCCGAGTCTCTTTTGAGCTTGTTCAAAGGCATATTTCCTAAAAGCAGGGTTTTCTCTTAAAGATTTATCTACGTCACTACTAACAGCCATAAACTAAATTTAAACTCTTTTTTCATAAAGGCAACACGCTAAACCCTACATATATTATTCTTCTATACACCTAATTAAGTTTATTCTAAATAATAGAATAAACTTAATTACAGCTCTGAGAAACTTTTCAATTTACTTTTACAAAGGATTGTTAGCAAGAATACCTGTAAGCCTCTTCATTGATTTGTGTGGTCTTGGCTTTCCTGATGGAGATGCGGTAGGAGGTTCGACCGCTACTAAACCGTGCCTTTGTCGAGCAACATCTAAACACAAGAAAGCTGCGTCAGCTAAGTCAGGGCTTTTTCCGAACCTAGATTTAAATTCTACTTTAGATTCCATCTTCATTCTCAAGCTCGACCCTTTGATCATGTCATATTTTCTTCCTGTTATTTCTTGAGCTAAATCTGTTGATACACCGAACAGTTGTTTAGTACGTATTAACTCCTTTCCAACAAACCAAAGTTCGGTTACTCTATTAGTATATAATTCATGTGCTAATTTTTTACTATTAGCACTGACTTTTTTATCCGTAGCCTTCCCTCCAAATGACACCCGAAGAATATCATCACTCCACTCCCCTGCCAGCAAGTCACATAAAGGAGCTCCAGCACCTGTCGAGTCTACTGCAAGATCAAGAGGAAGAACCCCCCGTTTCTCGCACTCCCGACGAACCTGCTGAACAACCTGATAACTCCGAGGGGTACTCTTGTTGGTGGCATCGTCATTGATTTGAACGGCTTCTCCTAGTTCACATACATATTGGCCTGTCGTATCATAACCGACCTTGCCAAATACTAACATACATCGGTCACCTGAATTAGTGAACGCGGGGTCAAATCCACATATATTTACAGGGCTACCTTTCCATTGTACCTGCCTCATGGACCCTGATCTTGCTAGTTCTGCTTCAGTATAAACACCTTCTGCTTCATCGCTATCGAAGAAAACAGCACGTACCATCCGCATATAACCTCTACTATTAGGACCTAATAAAGCCTTATCTTCATTTAGTTTTTCAGTTGTAGGTAGCCAAGGGTATAGTACTTCGTCAGCTAGAACATTAGGAGATCTCTCTGCATCGAACCTAATATAAGTACCTCCCCACTTTGTTTCCCATGTGTCAGCAGAGTTTGTATCAACTGAATCCCATCCACCTTTAGGTTCTGAGAAAACTCCAAAGGCATCGAATCGAGACGATGGGTTACTAAGAGCAACCAGAGAAAAAGAAGGATTCTTAGATAAGTTTGATAGAGAAGCTTGCAATATACTTTCACTTAACTCAGAAAGCTCATCACCAATCAGTATAACTTTCTTTTGTTTAATACCGATGAGTTTACCTATAGCATCTTTAGTTCTGCTTCTTTCTGACGCTATCAAAGATAGTCCCGCTTTCTCTACAAGATTACCTGATGGTGTAACGTAACAAGCGTTACCTATACTGTCTCTAATTCTTATAGGTGCTAGACCTTCAAGAGGTAACAGCAAACTGATCACTGATCCCCAAATCCTTTTTCTTGCTTCACGAAGCGTGGTTGATGTTAAAAGAACTAGAGTATCTTGGGGTTGGGCTAACCAACTAAGAACTCCCCATGCAGCTAGTGTATGTGATTTACCTGAAGAAGCTGCTCCTCCTATAGCAACATACTTATTTTCAATAACAGCTCTGATCATTTCTTCTGCCCACGGATGTCTAATCATCAGAGGTTCGGCAACTAAATCAGGGTTATTAAAGAGCTCATCACACAATCTCCAAAAGTAATATTCCCTAGCGTCATGGTCTGTGTGATGATGAAACCCATACAACAAACCTGTTAAAGTATTTGTAGGAGGTAAGATAAAACCACCAACATCCATTTTTTGTTTGGTATTTATTCGTGGCTCAAATTTAAAGTTCTTCTTAGTCACACTTGAAATCTAGTAGTTATAAAGGTAATGTTAATTACTTTGTCAAAAAAGTCTAAAAAAGATATTTTACTAGAACGAGCTCTTGAAATGATAAGTGCGGGATATAAGCACGTAAATATATGTAAAGAGTTGGATATACATCCGTCTACGCTTAGGCGGTGGTTACGTAAAGAGGGGATCAAAGCTAAAGAAGAACCTAAAGAACCAAAGAAACTCGATGTTGTTCAAGACGTTTTAGATAAAGAGTTAGAAAAGAAAACTGATGATGCAATAAAGATTGCTAAACATGACGCAAGGAAAGCTGAAGACGAAGCTATGATGGAAATAGCTGAATCTCAAAGCAGCCCTGCTGAAAAGTACCAATCTTACATAGCTGCTGCGGGTATTAAGCTACTAAGAGATTCTGTAAAAAATCTAAGAGGACCTAAGACAGTTCGCGAACTATCAGAACTAGATCAGTTGATAAGAAGGAACTTAGGTTTAAATGCAAAGAATGCAGGAGGAGCAGGTAAAGTACAAATAGACATCAGCATTTTACATAACACCAAAGCCGATAGGGGTAATGGGTCAATAAAAATAAAAGACGAAGATATAATCGATGCCGAAGAAGCCGAATGAATTTGAGACCGAAGAAGATGCGGAATCTGTTTTGTTATTGTATGCAGGACTAGAGGACGCTTTCATTGGTACTGTAGAGCAGTATGGCAGACCTCCTATAGCATGTTATAGTAAGACTATAACACTTGAGCTTTTGCAAAAGAACTATGAGTTAACGGAGAAACAAGCCATTGAAAAGTTTGAGTTTGAATATTTACAAAACAATTTTGAAGAAGCAACCCCATGTTGGCTGGACGACATATAAAACCAAGACCTCTTTTTCCTAATAAAAAAGTTGTTTCAGATCCTTGGATTGTTAAAAGAGAGAGCATACCTCCCTCTGACTTTACGTTTTGTTGTGATTTATTAGCAGGAGAATATTATTTAGTTATACCCGCAACAGCAAAAGAAGTTGGTTTTCTCCAGCTACTACAGAAAAACATAGATTGTTTTTTACCTATGGAAGGAGACGGTCTTCTAATTACTAAAAGGTGCTTAGATGGATATTGATGAAGAAGACGTAATCGTTGGAGTGGATAACGGGCTTAATGGAGGGCTGGTAGGTATATCTCGTTATACAGGAGGGGTCATTGCAAAAACTGTTATGCCTACTTTAGTTAGAGGTAAAAAGAAAGAAGTAGATATTTACAAAGTATATCAATGGGTACTCAGTTTAGACTCTCGATTTATATTTGCAGTCGAAGAACCTTTGCACCACGCTAAATCTTCTCAAGCTGTTAGGTCTATGGGTATTTCTTTTGGTAAACTATTAGGGTTAGCCGAAACTAAACAGTGGAATCTTAGACGAGTAAAAGTACACAACTGGCAACATTCAATGTTAGGCCATTTAAGAGCCCCCTATAATACAAAGAAAGCTGCATTAGGTGTAGCTAATCTACTAGCTCCTGATGAGTGTTGGTTAAAAAATAAACGATGTTCTAAAGCACATGACGGTATGGTGGATGCTTTTTTAATAGCTCAATTCATACGAAAAGGGTATAAATTATTAGACGGTCGTATTTAAGTTTAATTTTTTCTAGACATAATTACCTAAAAGGATTATTAAGAGATCCTCTCTATGAAAACTTTGTTCCCCAAACAAGAAGAGGCTTGTTCTTTTTTTGTAGATAAACAGTCTCAACAAATTAATACAATTGATACCAGTGAAGTAGGTACAGGTAAAACTGTTGTATCTGCTCACTTAGCTAAAAGACTTAGTGTACCTATTGCTGTTATTTGCCCTAAGTCAGTTATACCTTCGTGGGAAAGAGAGCTAAAAGAAGTGGGGATAACTCCACTATTCGTTTATAACTATGAAGCTATTCGTAGAGGTAAACCTCCTTACTTACATAAAAAAGGTAAGAAGATAATGACATGGAACATGCCTCCTAACACATTAGTTCTTATTGACGAGATACATAAATGTAAAGGGGCGTTCACACAAAATGCACAACTTGTTATTAGCTTAGTTCAACAAGGTTTTTCAGTTCATGGAATGTCTGCTACATCCTGTGAAGACCCAACTGAAATGAGATCTTTAGGTTATATGTTGGGGTTACATAACTTAAACAAAACAGAGGGAGTAAAGTTTAGTTGGTATAGTTGGATGAAGAAGAATGGTTGTGTGCAAGACCAGTGGAAACAATGGAGGTTATCTAAGAAAGCTTCTCTACAAAGTATTAAAGAAAAAATCTATGGAGTTGTAGGCAGCAAACTAACAGTACAAGATTTTCCTGACAGTTTTAAAAACAACAGAGTGTTTGTTGAATATACAGAGTTTGCGGAAAAAGAATCTATTCAAGCTATCTACGATGAGTTTGAGATAACGCCTGATGTAGTAGAGAACTACATAGATGGGACAATCAATAGCGACGATAGTGAAATAATCTTAGTAAAAATACTACGAGCCCGTCAGTTAACTGAGCTGTGTAAAATACCTGACCTCGTGAACATGGCTAAAGATTTGAAGGATCAGGGAAACTCCGTAGTTATATTTGTTAACTTCAAAGACACGGTAGACCTACTAGCTAAAAAGCTTTCGTGCAAAACAATACAAGGAGGTCAGTCTGTGCAAGAAAGACAATCTAATGTAGATAGATTTCAAGAAGATAAAGACCACGTTCTTGTAGTTAACATAGCAGCAGGAGGTACGGGTCTTTCTTTACACGATACTTTAGGTAAAAGACCGCGAGTTAGTTTAATATGCCCATCATACTCTGCTAAAGAATATGCTCAGACATTAGGACGCATCCATAGAAACGGAGCGAAGTCAGATGCAGTACAAAAAGTTTTAATATCCGAAGGATCTATTGAGGAGCATGTGATAAAAGCAGTAAACAGAAAATTAGATAACTTAAAAGAACTACATGGATAATACACCAGACCACGGAAGTAGGGGACACGCGGAGTTCTCCCCTTCAAGTTTAAAATACGTAGCAGGATGTGCGGGATACGAAGGTAGGTCAGGTACAAATGCCGCAGCGGAAAAAGGAACTCGAATACACGAAGCTTTAGAAGTTAGAGATCCCTCTGCATTGCATGATGAAGAAGAGGTCGAGATATATGACATGATTGTGGCTGATGAGAAATCTTTCAACGAAAGTTTTTTTGGTAACACTCCCTATGATGAACTCAACGAGATTCAAGTTCAAGTTGATCTACAAGGAACCGAGACATGGGGAACCTGTGATAGGTTTTTAGTTGCAGGAGACAAAGCTGTTATGGCCGATTATAAAACAGGGATATCTAAAATAGATTCTCCTAAAGATAATTGGCAAGCGAAGGCATACACGCTTGGAGCTTTTCAAGCTTTCCCTAAAGTGAACGAGATAGACTTTGTCTTTTATATACCTGTACGCTCTGAAGTTTTACACGACAAATTTACAAGAGCTGATGTTCCTTTATTAACAAAAGAACTTAGTGAAGTAATTCAAAGAGGTGAGATGGTTAGGCCGAAGTGGAAAGGTGGAGTACCTGATCATGATGAGCTAACTCCTACAGTTAACTGTAGGTTTTGTAAACATGAAGATCATTGTCCTGCTTTAGGAGGACTTGCATTAGAAGTTGCTTCGAAAGTTGCAGGGGAGCCGTTACCAAACAAAGAAGATTTTGATTCTGATGATCCTGAGGTTTTAGAAAAGTTATGGGGCGTTGCTAAGGTTGTATCAAATTGGGCTACAAGAATAAAAGCTAAAGCAGTAGAGCAAGCTAAAGAAGGTAAAGAGTTCCCAACTTTAAAACTTAAAAACATGGGAGCTACTAAAAAGTGTACTGACAATATAAGTATGTTAGAGATTGCAGAAACTTATGGGGTTACTGCTGAAGATTTATTAAGTGTATCTTCTTTACCAATAAAAAAGATAGCAGATCTTGTAGGTAAAAAATCCGACAAAGGAACTAAAAAAGAAAATTCAGATAATTTCCTTGCAGATCTTGAAGAAGCGGATATTATCAAAACTTCCGAGAAGCGATTCACGCTCTCATAAGACAATAAGACAATAAGACAATAAGAAAAAATGAGTAAAGCTAAATTAGCAACCGTTAAAGAAGAGTTAGCAGAGGTATCAGATCCACCAAAGTTAGCTATCACCGCGAGCGATATTGAAATTCCTCGCCTTAATATAATTCAATCATCTAGTGAAATTGCAGGAGATGCAGGTTCAGTAGTGCTTGATAGAACAACAACTATCCTTGAGCCTGATAAGGAATGCCAAGTCATACCCGTCAACGCTCTTAAAGGATGGAGAGAAAACGTACCTTTTGGCTCTCCTGAAATGCCTCGCATAGCGTGGAATGAAGAAGAAAAAAAAGAGATTGAATCTGACAGTGAGTTTGGTACAATCGAATTTTCAGAAATCATTTTGCTTTTTCCAATGCCTGAAGGTGCAGATGAGGAATTGTACCCGTATCCCATCGGAGAAGATCAGTTTGCATTAGGTAAACTAAATGTAGCTAAAGATGCTTTTAGGTGTACCTACAAAAGACTGGCAACTTTTTCTGCTTTCAATGACGATCCATTATGCTCAAGAGTTTGGAACTTCAAAGCAGAATTACTTACAAGAGGTAGACACTCTTGGTACGTACCTTCATTAACTGTTTCTAAGGATAAGTCTCCTGAAGATGTAACCAGTTTTGTAACCCGCATCACTAGCTAACATGTCAGAAGATAAATTAGAAAGAATTATTGAAGACGAGCAGAGTATTTTTCAAGGGGAGTTAACTCAACTTGAAGGTATTCTAGCTGAAATTGACGAAAAGATTGATGTTTTAAAAGTACAGAAAAAGAAAATGCAGACATTATCTAATGTATTTAGCTCTGCACTTGAAGGCATCCAACACGATCTTAAACAAGTAGAGCTTGGTCTGGAAGAATCCTCACAACATTCCGATTAAGTATTTAAAAATTTTACGTAGTCATACGTAAAAACAGGGGCTCCGTTTCAGTGAGTTCCTTCATAGTATGAGAGGGATCGCCTACTCCTGTTCGTGGGGGACAGGGGTAGGCACTCTCATGAAAAATACCTCTTATGAAAACATACGCTTTAGACTTCGAAACTTACTACGACAAGGACTGTAGTATTAAAAAATTAGGTTTTAACTGTTACTTTTCCCATCCTGATTTCGACGCATATAAACTCAGTGTTGTGGGGGATGATGGAACTTCATTCGTTGGGTGTCCCAAAGAAGAATTTGATTGGTCAATTCTTGAAGATCATAGAGTTCTAGCACACAACGCATCCTTTGATGAATCTTTATATTTGTTTGGGGTAACTAAAGGTTGGTGGCCTAGTATTAAATATGCAGAGTGGCATTGCACCGCAGACCTAGCAGCTTACTGTGGATTACCTAGATCTCTTAAAGGAGCTACTTCTGTGTTTTACGATCTGGAAATGGATAAGTCTACCCGTGATAATATGGCGGGTAAGAGATGGGAAGATATGGATGAGGACTTTAAAAAAGAAGTCGATGAGTATGCTCTTAAAGATTCTGAATATTGTTTAGACTTATGGAGAGATTTACAAGATAAGTGGCCCGAAGCTGAAAGAGATATCAGTAGAATAAATAGACTGTGCATGCAGAGAGGAGTTCCTATTGATGCTGAAGAACTTAAAAAACAAAAAGAGAATATAAACATAAAGTTATTCGAGGCAGAAAATAATATCCCGTGGCTAGACACCGCTACTCCATTATCTAGAAAAGCATTTAACGAAGAATGCAGGAAGATGGGTCTTGAGCCTCCTGTTAGTTTATCGATGACCGACGATGAAGCTAACTCTTGGATTAAAGAACACGGACATAAGTACAAATGGATTGGAGCTGTTCGAGACTATAGAAGGATTAACTCCCTTAAAAGAAAGTTAGAATCTTTTGATAATGCCACAATGGATGATGGCAGATACTACGGAGGGCTTATGTATTTTGGAGCTCATACAGGAAGGTTTAGTGGGTCAGGAGGTAATCTTAATTTACAAAACTTACCGCGAGGAGAACTCTTAGGGACAAACCTAAGAAAACTTATTTCGCCTAGCAAAGATAAAAAGCTTGTCGTAGCTGACCTATCTCAAATTGAAGTTAGAACTTTATGTTGGTTATCTGAAGATACAGAAACTTTAGAAGTAATTAGAAACTCTGATGACATATATCAAGGCTTTGCATGTCAATTTAACTTATGGGATAAAAGCAAAGGGATATTAAAAGATGAAGACCCTAAGCTCCGTCATCGGGTAAAAACTATGGTACTTGGTTGTGGTTATGGAGTTAGTGCTAATAAATTTTCTATGATCTCTGGTATGCCCATAGAGGATGCAATGCACTCTGTTAGATTATATAGAACCTCTATGAAAAAAGTTGTGGGTTTGTGGAACACTATCCAACGTAAATTACACATAGCTTACTCTAAAAAAGAAGACTTTATTCTGGAGCTGCCATCAGGGAGACAATTAAATTACGGAAAAATAAAGACAACTATTCAAAGCAACAGACGCAACTATGTTGCAATGTTGACTAAAGGATCTAAGAAAATTCCTATTAGGTTGTGGGGAGGTTTACTGGCAGAGAACATATCTCAAGCTTTAGCAAGAGACATATTTTCTGATATGTTGGTCAGGTTAGAGCAAGCAGGACTTAAAGTAATATTCCATGTTCATGACGAATTTGTAATTGAAATTGAAAAGGAGGAGGCTCAAAAAGGATTGGACAAAGTGCTCGATATAATGAAAACTCCTCCACCGTGGATTTCCAATATCCCTCTTGATGCGGAAGGAAAAATAGTAACTGAATATGAGAAGTAATGGAATATAGATACATTAAAAACCTGTGCGACAACAAAGCGATTAAGTCAAAGGACTTATCCACTTTACAAAAAAAGAAACCAACATTTAAAGACAAAGCTAAATTTAGAGCTTGGTGTGCTGACAAGAATACAGATCATTGTTTCTACAGCACTGTTATAGGAGACACTCCCTCCCTTCGAGTTTCCTCAAGTAACCCGCCTCATACAGTATGGGGAGTCGTAGCTGACTATGACGCTCCTATAGATTTCTCAATCATCGATAAAATACTAGCAACTCAATGTAAATCTGCAATGCCTACGTGGAGATCAAAAACTCAGTCAGGTTATTTGAGATTGGTCTGGGAGTTTGAATCAGGAATTACAGTAGCCCCTGATTTGTTTACAGAGTTCATGAAGAGAATGGCTAATTACTTAGCATTAGATAGAATTTGTGCAGGGTTTGATAAGTCTTCTCTCAAAGCTAGTCAGTACTTTGAGTTAGGAGTTGATTGGACAAAAGTAGGAGATCCTTTAGATGAATCTATTTATCAATCAGCGTACAGGAAAGCAGCGATGGATAAGCCTCCACAAGTGTCTGAAGTTTCTATTCCTATTGATGTTATTGCTGAAGAGGTAAATAAAAGATTTCCTAACCGATGGGAGGGTGAATTTAATGTAGGTGGCAGAGGTCCTTTGTTCTGGATCGATGATGGTATAGAAAGAGAAGGTTGTCAGATTTCAGACAACGGTATGGTTACCTACAGTGATAGAGCGGGAAAAGGTTTTGTTACTTGGACAGAGATCTTTGGTAAAAAGTTTGTTTCTGATTATGAGACTACAAAAACTTCAGGTATTCTCAATACGTATTGGTACAACGGTAAAACGTATTTCAAACTAATTTATGGGGCTGCACAACAAATTCAGGAGAAACAACTTATACTAGAGTTAAGACAAGCAGGGTTCTCTCCTAAGATAAGAGCAGGTAAAGCTTGTTCAGAAGTAGAGAATGCACTTGTTTCTATCTGCAACGATAATCGTATCGACGAGATAGCTCCTGTTATCTTTTCAAAAGACAGAGTTGTTACCTACAATAGTAGAAGGATACTTAATAACGCTAATATAAATCCTGTTAAACCCGCAGACTCAGGAGACAAAAAGGATTGGCCTTTCATACACAAATGGTTATCTAGTTTATTTGTAAATAATTCAAAGACTCCTACGATAGATTACTTTTATGCGTGGCTTCAAAGGTTTTATGTATCTGTAATAGATAAGAATGCAGCTCAAGGTCAGGCATTACTTTTAGTAGGCCCTACTAACAAAGGAAAATCACTGTTAAGTAACTGTGTTATCTCTGCATTAGTGGGTGGTTTTGCGGATGCTTCTGAATACATATCAGGAGGTACAAGCTTTAACAAAGACTTAGGAGGTAAAGCTGCGTGGGTTATTGACGATACAGTTAGTGCAGCTTCTTTTCAGGATCAGCGGAAAGCAACAGAGTTGATTAAGAAAGCAGTAGCTAATCCTAGAATGGAATACCATGCGAAACATGTAGATGCGATTAGTGTTCCGTGGACAGGTCGAGTTATAATGTCTCTTAACATGGATCCTAACAGCCTTAGCGTGATACCTGCATTAGACTCAAGTAACCGTGACAAGATTATGGCACTGCTTATTAGTGAGACTTCTAGAAGTAAGTTTCCTCCTAACCACATTCTAGAGCAAACAATAAAAGACGAACTGCCGTACTTTGCTAAATTTCTAATAGACTTTAAACCTCCAAAAAGCGTGTTAGGTGCTTCTAGATTTGGAGTTGATTCATACATTGATCCTGTTATAGCGAGTGCTGCTTACGATAATTCGAGTAGATCAAGTATTGCAGAGCTTGTTGAGTTTTTTGTTAAAAGAGCTAGGGAGTATGGACATAGTGTTTCATGGAGGGGAACCCTTACAGATTTTCAAGTTACGGTTCAAGACTTTAATGGAGGGAGGAATGTTGGTATGTCTGGTTCTATGGAGTTTTTACGCAGGGGGATTGGTATAATGGAAGATGCTGCCCGCAACAATTCGCACTTACGCCCTATAAAATCCAGAGGCCAAGGAGGGGGTAAGATTTGGGAAATTGATCTGGACGAGAAATATGATATAGATAATATTCAAAATGACAAAATAATAGCCGTTTTATGACCAGACAAGAGATAGAAAATTTTATTGAAAAGACTATATCAACATCATCTGTAATATTAGCAGATGATTTAGATGAAGCTTTTGTAGGTATTGATGTAGAACATGGGCCACCTAGAGCTGTTTATTCTATAGAAAAATGTATAAACTTGTTAGCCCAAGATATGTCTACCGTTGAAGCCGATGAATATTTTTGGCACAACGTAGCAGGAGTATTAGGAGATGGCCTACCTATTTACATATCGACTCCTGAAGAAGAAGAGGAAAGTCCTTACGACTAAATCATTTATAACTAAATGGATTATTAAGCTTATCCATTTCTGTGTGGTATCCCGCTGCCTTGTAAGTAAACCCGTGGTCATCTTGTTCCCCTCTTTTTTTAAACTGAGCTACTTGGAAAAATTTAGTCGTAGGTAACCATCCTACAATCCAGACAAACATTAAGTCTTTTCTAACTCTGGTAAAAAAATAAATATCGTTGTCAGGGATTTTCTTAGAGGACCCATTAACAGAAACAGAATATTCAGGTTTAGGTATAGACCCACAAGTTTTAGACTTAACCTCTATTCGTTTATGTCGATGTTCTAAGTCATGAGTAAAAACGTAATTACCTACATAAACACTTTTTTTAATAAATTTATTAACGACTATCTCTCCTAAACAACCAGTCATCCGACCCATGCCTTGAGTAAATGAATTAGGAAGAACTCCCATTTCAGTAGCCCTCGTATGCGCGAGAGATATATCATCGCCAGAGGGGGTGTAGACTGCGAAGGGACCTCTTTCTTTAAAACCTTGTTTTCTTACACTCAAAATTTCAAGTTGCTCGTTTCAAAAATAACTCCCAAGCAGGAAAAAATATCTCTTCCATACAGCGTACAACAGCTTCTTGGTCGTAGTTTTCAAGCCACCCTACTCCACTTATGAGTAGACTAGCTTCCATCATTTCGTGACGAATAGTATTTAATAGGACTTTGCCTTTTAAATTTTTATTTATTTCGATAGTTTTTTTATCGTGTAAATACAATCCGAAGTCAGGGCTGTCCCCATTAAAAGGAACTAGCTCAAGTTTTACCCTCTGCCCTGCAATCGATATTGTTTTAGGCAGTTGCACATTACCACCTTTCTGAAAGTTCTTTGTAGAGTTCTATTCCCGCAGCCATTGCGGTAGCCACTCCTTCCATATTCTTTAAAGCGAGTTCCCAATCCTCCTCATTACTACCAAAAAACGGTTCTGCGATAGTCGCGGGACAGTGCGTTAATCTTAAAAATCCTGCTCCTCTACTACCTTTCTTGCGTGGTTTGATCCCTCTACTCCTTAACTGAGGAAAACAATCCTCAAAAGAATCCCGTAAAGATCTAGCGAACAACCTGCCTTTCTCTGAAGTATTCCAGTACAACCACTCATGTCCTGTCGCTGACGGAGTAGCAGCGTTAAAATGAAGTTCAATTGCTGCTTCAACAGCATCATGATTTAAAGTTCTAGCGAGCCATTTCATAGAACTCCAATAACTATTACCTTTGTAGGTAGAATAAATTTTATGTGGAATCTTCAACCTGTCGCTGATCCTATCAGCTAATTGGGAATTGTAATCCCACTCAGTGACTCCAGTTACAGAAGCTGCTCCTGAATCATTTGGTCGAGAGTGTCCTACGCATATTGCTATCATCTCCTATTATTATAGCACTCCTGTACGAAAAATCACTATGGAACTTCTGACCACGGCCCATAAGGTTGCCTTCTTTAAAGGGATAATCGTACCCTTTTATAAGGGTAATTGTAGGGGGGTCATAAAGTGCGCTTTCGTTCAAGCTGGAGTCTCCTGCTAAGTCTCTCAAGGCGCAGCTTGGCAGCAGGGCTACCATCAGCAGCAAGGCGGTCAACTTCATCTTCAAGGTCATAAATATGTTTCCTATGTTTATATCTAGTGTATGCAGAATATGACCTTAAAGATTCTGTTAAGATTTTTAAGAAGGTCACTTTTTACGCATCTTTTTATTATAAACGTCTTTTAAAAGTTTCTTTTTAGCACTTTTTGGCTTTTTAGAATTTTTGCTTTTTGATCCGTAATTATAGTTCATTATTTCTTTTTAGCTAAAATTGACCAAATAACGCCTACTAAAGTAACCGCAGCAGACACACCAGTAGTAACTTCCTCACCAGAAGCTAATCCATTCTGAGTCATAAATCCCCCACCGAAAGTAAGGATATGACGAATGATTCCTAAGATTGATTCTTTATTCATTTCTTTTTCTTAATTAAATT